TCAATAAAATAATTTATTATCTTCATAGACTTGTGCATTTTATTATATCTTCTTTCAAACTCATAGCCTAACCAATTGCCTAATAATAAAGTCCAACCAAAATTACCAACACTATCTCCTACCCAAACTGTCATTGGGTGTTTGGGATATGCAGGTTTATATATTTTAGTATCTTCTCCTGCGTGTCGTTGATAACCTGTTGATAACATCTGTGCAGTTTCTAATATCATTTTAACAACGTGCTTATCACAATGATATTCAGCACATATCTTTGGGTTTTTATGTAAGTGAAATATATTCATTTGAATTATATTTATAACATAATTTACTTGATGTGTCAATATGCCTAATTGCTTTTTGCATAAAAGTATGATATGATATCCTGCGTTTCGGGGCAGGGTATATATACTATAACTTGAAATCTTCTCCGTTGTTGTTTGATAACCAAGTGTGTATATTTGCACCAAACGCAACATAAGATTTATATTTATCTAATACTAATTGTTCAAATTCAAAACTATGACTTCTTATTTCTACTCCACTATTTAACATAATGGTTGCCCAAGTGTCATATTTATGTGACTCTAATCGTATACTTGCAATATCTTTTTTAGTAAATTTAATTACTTCTTTATTATTTATTTTCATTTTGGTTCTATTCCTTTCGTTATAGTTGTAATAAAATGATTATGTTTATTTACATATTCAATGGCATACTCTTTAGTATGGTCTAACTTTCTTCTTAATTTTTTTAAAGACATAGCTTCCATATCTTGTACTATTTCTTTTCCTAACTCTCTTACTTTGTATTTATATCTCATAGAATGGTTTGTTCTCCTTTTCTTCTTTTTGTTTTTTTATATTGTATCTTACCACAAAATAAACTATTAGTCCAACAGTTAATGTTACTATCTGCCCTAGTATAAATAATAATATTCCGTGTGCTATATCCATAATAAAGGCTAGGCGATTGCTCGCCTAACCCTTGTGTAAT